GGCAGCGGTGGTTTCCACCGCTCCTGCTGGTGTTATATCAACCACAGGTTGCCCTGTTCCGCTGCCTCCACAAGGGTTAGTCGCCGGCTGGCGTCCATCTCCAACCGACTCGCACCCCACGCGATGCATACCGGGAAGTAGCCGTACTTATCTCAGGGAATTCAAACCCATGTAGATAGATAGGCTGTTTCACTTCCTCCCCGAAATGCGATCTTTGCCATGCTACATAGAAGTAGTTGTCATATTCCTTGACAACCCTTTTCCCTCGCATGGTGACTGTGATACTGCGCACCTCACTTCTCTGAAACCTAATATAGGTCGCGGAGGAGTTAGGATTCTGCCCAGCTCTCCATATACGCTTTCTCAGGCGTGTATTATGGGGATTCTCACTGAAGATTGCGAACGACTGGGTCCTGTCACGCGTAAATAGGACAGGATTTTCTCGTGTTGTCACACCGTAAACTCGGTAAAACAGCACGATATGAATCATATGACTACGGAGGTTTACGTAGTTATATGCCAATGCTCGATTCGCGAGGTCTATGAAAGACCCCAAGGCCTCAATCTTCATCGATTCCGCAACAGGCTTTACTTTGTAGCGGATCGGAGTCACGTCAGCCCCGTTAAATGCGTAAATACCGCATGATTCACGGCAAGCTTGATATCCAACGAAGCTTTTCTCCTCGTTGACTACAAAGCCAAGCTGACGCAATAGATCAATGGTTATAGACGTCACCCGCGAGTCGCAGGCTATGTCATCACCATATATGCGAAAAGGCTGAAGTTTCCCGCTGGTAATGGAATACTCTTCGTAGAAGAGCCGCTCCATCGCCGCCTCATAATCACATAGAGGTTTAACGGTTATATCAGCCAGTCCCAAACCCAGGTCGAATATCACAGCTGCAAGTAAGCTTACTGCAGCATAGATAGTACTCTGCACCGGAAAACATAGTGCAGATCCCATGGGTGCGAATTTAAGCACCTTGATAGGATCACTCTGATAAGGAGTAAGTACTGTAGTTGATCTCGTGGCAGCCAGATGTTTTAATACCTGGCTAGGGAAAATAGTTTTCACCATCTCCCAAGCTACGGAATCACTTGCACTCGACAAGTCTATCGTGTCTACCGAGTTAGGTATATCGGATCCAAATACAGCAGCATCTTGTGAGAGCTGCTGATTATAGATATCGATGTACTTTCGGAAAGGACACTGCGTCAAAAAGAGTTCATAGTACAGGCGAACTCCCTGTTGGGAGTATTGCAAAGTGGGCGGCTCCATGCAAATGGAACGCGCATTGCGCATGTCCTTGTCTACAAACTCCAGACGTGTTTCTCTATTCTGGGTTTCCTCCTCAGACTCCCATGCACCATTCGGGAGAACGGATGACATAGGATTGCCAGTTGACCACCTGAAGTACAAGGCGTCAATCCTTGCATCGTACGACATAGCGCGACATTTTTCGTCGATCGCTTTTACTCCACGAGTTGCTACTGCACCACTCCCATGTACTGGGAGGAATGTTTGTAGGCGGAATTTCTCGAAAACAATCGAGAGAATCTTCCTCAGCTGCGAAGTTATTGCGACTCGAATAGGATCGCTCCAATCGATTTGACGCAGTCTTTCCTCGACATCAAGCCATTTGCGAAAGGCAGTGGCTTTCAACTCAGGATCCACATAACTAAGCTTCTTTGCAAAATAACAGAAGCTGAGGATCCACTTGAGAAGGTCGGGGCGGTGGGTATGGTAGAATTCATGATACTCCCGAAATATAGGAGTAGTCATAAATCTTCGATCAAAGAACATTGTAATTCCTTGATCGGAATGCTCTAATGAAGATAGAAGAGCATCTGCCAATTCACCGTACAAAAGAATCTGGGCCTTAGTTTCTAGCAAAGTGCGATGAAAGAATCGCTTGATGCTAGACACGGGCTTCAACTCAGATTGTAGAGGCGTATCCGCAAGAAGACTAGTCCAAGCAATAACACAGAGCTCCACGGTGTATGTGTTTTCACCATGGAGTGCCTGGACACGTGAGTGGAGGGTGTTATCGATGGAATACTCGAATGCACCTTCCAACGCGGGGATTTTTACTCTGAAGTTATACACCCTACGCCGTTAAGGCAGGGGTGCCAAACTTCAAGCGATCGACGATGACGGTATCTGGTGAGCCAGCAGATGCAGCCGTAAACCACAGGCTGTACATGTTGCCCATCAGTTGCATAAATTCTGCACTATCAAACAGGGGGTTGCCAGAAGAAGCAGGCAACTTCACGTTGATAGAACCGTAGAAAGGTTCGTCGACCACGTCCCCAGAGACCGAGTTGGTCGTGCGCGCAATACCGGAAATACGTCCATTGATGAGGTAATAAGCCCCATCTTTATTGGACGCCTGCTTGATACTTACCTCACCGGTCAGAGGAGCAGTTTCATCTCCGCTTTCCTGCGAGTAAGTGGTTCGAGCAGTGGTTCCATCGTTCGTATAGCCTGTAACTTTCCAGGCCGTGCGAGCGATCATAGGAACATTGACAGATTGCGTCGCGGTCCCGAGGTTAACAAGTTCACGTGTGATAGTCATTGCTAGCTCCTTTCGAGCTTGCGATATCGGCTTCTATTGGCCGAGGACGTAGGTTCGTGCGCTAGGCACAGTAGGTGATGGTTACATGAAGAAGTCATCTCTTGCTCACCTGGAACAGAAGAGAGCCCGCCGTCTTCCAATCTTTTGGAAGGGCGATTGGCGACCTATCATAACCAGAGTAAGTTATGACAGGGATTGCGTCGAAAACGCCCCGTTTATAAGCGGAGAGTTCGACGTTTTCACCAGCTTCTCCAAGGAGCAGACCCCGTTTATGGAGTTCGCTCTCGGGAATAGGCCATATGGCCTTCGCTGAGAGGGTGGTCGACCGGACCTCAATGAACACTGCGTTCACGAAGGTTCTGTCGATTGCCTCCAGCTTCGACGATATGTCGAAGAACCAGTCAGCAACGAAGCTGAAAGGAAGCAGATCCCACATCTTATTCAAACATGGGACCAGACCCAAAGCCCAGTAGGGGAGCAAAGAGGCCAATATGCTCTCAGGCCTGACGCGACAGACAACCGTCGCTCGGGCCACTAGGCGTCTACCCTCGTAAGGAGGGACGACATCCCCGGTAGGTAATTCCCGGTCAGCTGATCCGTGCCATTCCTTCCAATTAAGGAGTCTCTTTCTCATAATGGAACTCTTTAACAGATGACCCTTAGCAGCAATTTCTTCTGCATCGGACACTGTTGGAGCTATACCATATGAATAGAGTAACTGAGCGCTCGTAAGTATTTCGAGTAGCAGAGTTAAGGAACGGAGACCAGTTGATGAGGAAACCTTACCAGCTAGATTGATCCAGCTGAGGGGTTCCTTAATGATGTCGCTTATTCCACTTAGTTGGGTAATATTCTCGATATTGTTCATTTCGAGATCGCCCAGCCCTTTAGCGACCGCATCGTATGCGGCGGGTACAGCAAGGGCGTAGAGACCGCTTCCGTCGGCATCATGAGCACGCTTGAATTGCTTTACGAGCTCATGAGTTCCGCTAAGAAAGTTCTTAGCGGGCTGAAGAGTCTTGCCATCATCATTAACTGACGATGAGCAAAGATCATCAACAGACCACCAACGGCGAGTTGCGTCATGCACTCCCTGCGCATCACTGCCTTCGGGTTTAGAAAAACCGAAGACAGGCGCGTCCCAAGAGTACGATAAAACATCACCAGGGAGAAAACTTCCCCAAGGACGGTTTTCCGTCACACCAGTCGAAATCTTGGTTCTTGCATTATAAACAAGTTTCGACTCGTATGTGATGTTACATTGCACGAATTGAGATATAGGAAATGCTGTATCGTATGTAAGCTGAGGACGAGAAGATATAATACTCCATACAATCCTAATGGCTCCGGCAAACGTACGAACGTAATAGTACGTACTGTCGTAGTTAAAGTGGAAACAGTCCCAGGTTATGGCTGAGATAGACAGAGGATCCAACTTTGACAAAACAAAATTGGTTTCTGTCGTACCCTGACCAGTATACAAGGGATATCCCCACGAATAGGGTTGAGTGGCGTCTTCAGCACTATGTATATACCAGTAGGGGTGTCTTTCCCCACCGGCATACCCAATCCGAAAAGCCTGATCTGTCGAATACCCCGATACGTAAGGGGTGCCGACAGTAACCTGTTCTAGGCTATATTCAGGAATCCCGGGTGGTACACTCGAAACGATTATGTTACGTTGTGGATGCTCTCCACTCCCATAAGGAGTGTATTGACCATTCACCATAGGGCGAATAGGTGCAACACAAGCACCAGAGATCACCTCACCACGAATAGTGGTGTGGTCGACGGGCTTCTCGCGATCTATCTGCGATTTGCTCATGCTCGAAAGTTTCTCCCAATCCGTAGTCGCAAAAAGTGTCTTCGCGTTCTGGAACATGGCGGTTGTTCTAGCCACATCCCCGCGAAAAGCTTCCGACGACTGGACGGGAGGGCAGCCCATTTCGTATTCACGTTCGTGCTCAATTGCACTAAACGGAAGACGAAAGACATCACCGAAGGATAAGGGAGGAGAAACAACTTCTCCCTGCCCCAAATGGTAATGTACTGCTCTACCTTCAGGCATCCCATAGTTAGGGATTGTCGGACTCCAGGATGAACACCAAGATGAGACTAGCCCGTTGAGACCCCAAGAGGGGATCCCGTCGAGCGAAGCACTCAACCTAAAGGTTCCAAAGTGGAATCGATCTTTGATCATTGTAACATGGCCTCCTACTAGTGGACTTCGGATATGGAAAGGCGCGAGAGCG